GTGGAATGAACCTCTACGTTCTGTGAATTTGAAGCTTGGATCATCGGTAGGTTTTTTAGATAACATACTTACAAACCTAAAGAATGGATCTTGAGCTAACATTAATTCAGAAACTCTATCTCCGAAATTATACTTTCTTCGAAGAACACCAGTGTCTAATGACGAGCCACTAGAACCAGGCGAGTTTGCGTCTGCAACGTTGCCTAATGTTAGAATATCTGACATTTGGATTCTCCATATTATTTAATCCGTCCTCAGCTATACAAAATTGTATCTTCGGTTGGATGGTTTACGTTTGGTAGAATCCTAAAAAACGATTTTTTTAGTCCGTACCAAACAGATCATCGAGTCCATCGTCAAGTTCAGACAGAGCACTAAATACTGTATCATCAGGATTTATTTCTGCTGGTTGACTATTGGAATCTCCAACGCTTGTCGGTATGTCTCTTACCGCTTTCATTTGACCAAGCATATCTTCTTTTGTAGCTTGAGCAGTATTTTTAGCAACAGCTTCTTTATTTACGATATGGTATATATCATCTAAAGAAATCTTGTGAGTTTTAGATTTTTCAACAAATTGTGCATATTGTTCCTCAGACATATTGTGTCTTTTCTTAAACTCAACCTCTTGCCTTTTTTTCTCTAGCATTCTTTGTACTTTGGCACTTCTGGCTTTTTCGCCTTGAAGAATACCTCCAACTCTTTGCTGAACTAATCCATCCACATGTGCATTCATTAATTTAGCACTATCTGAATTTGGATCTGTCATAGCCTCTTGTTGGTCAAACTCAAAGTCTTCTGCAAGACCTAGTTTTTCTTGTACACTCTTTGCTGGAGCACCACCTTCTTTCAAATAATCACGTACATGTTCGACAAGTCCGCTATCTTTTTTCATAGCTTGAAGAACAGGTACAAATGGGGCTAAATCTCGTAATTTTGAAGCCATTTTAATTGCTTCCTTACTAGATGCCTTATACCTTTTCTCCCAATCCACGTTATTGGAGCCATTTTGTGACTGATCTTGGGTTACCGCTGGGGAGCCAACGTCACTATGGGTTACCTCTGTGGTCTCTGGCGTTGGTTGATCTTGGACCATACCATTAACACCTTCATCTAATTTATTAAAAAAGTCTTCAGAGCCAAAAATATCTTCTTTATCGACATTCTCTGGGTTACTTTTTACTTCATTTAATTCTGACATACTTCCCTCCTAAGTAAATTATTTTAAATAATTCTGGTATAATATAACATTATTCCTTATCATTTTCCAAATCTTTTTTTACATTTTGCGCTTGCTCTTGTAATATACGCCCTTCAATTACGGCTTTATTAGCAAAGTCTTTAACGGCTTGTTTAGCGCCATCTTCAACATCTTTACCTGCTTTATCAATAGTTCCTTTGACTTCTTCTTTCTTTTTAGTGATTTCCATTTCAGCCTGCATAACCTTGCCTTTAATACCAGCTTGAACTAATTGTCTTTCTAATGTTTCTATAGTTCCGTCTTTGTCTTTTAAAGCTTCTTGCATACCTTGCATTTGTCCTTGCAGTTGTGATAACATACTCTTTCTTTGAGCTATTTGATTTTTATTTTTAATATCAGTTTCAGCTAATACAGCTATATCATCAACAACTCCCATTTGCAATAATTCTTTTAATTCAGATAAATATGCCCATCTATTTACAGGTAAGGTCGAACCAGATATAACTCTAACATCAAATTTAGCTGCAGAATAATCCATAGATTTTCCTATAGCTTCTCCCATATCATTATACATAGGTACATTCATCTCAACTTCTTTTCCTTCTTGTAAAGCACTAGGTTGAACTATTCTGAACTTTTTATGAGCTGTATATACTGCTTGTGTAAAATGCATAACAATTTCACCTAATTGCTTTAAAGCAGGATCTAAGAAATGATTCATCCATTGTTTAATTCTTCTAGTTCCATATTCGTCTATTGCTAACATACCTCTAAATGTTTCATGTTGTTGACCTGTGTCTCCTTGCATAGATGAATATATACCTGCTAAATATTCCATATCCATTTTAGCATTTTGAGCTATATTAAAAAATGCACTATTTAATGGAGCAGGTTGAACAGGTGTTGGAGGAGCTGCACCAGGCCTTATAGGTAAAAGTGCGCCAGGAGAACTAGAATATTTCTCCCAAATTTCAGTATCAACAGATCCTTCTTCAAACATCCATCTTAAAGAGCTTCCTAATGAAGCGTTATGGACAAGAATCTGATGAGACTTGTTGATCTCTTGTTGTTTGCCAATTAAAGGGGAAATTGCGGATATAGGATAGGGAGTACCAGTCCATTTATAATGAAATGGAACAATTGGATATTCTGTAATTGTTTCTGGTAACACTTTTTCATATAATGTCGCATCTCCAACAACACATGTTAATTTTACTCTAGATTGATAAAAAGGTATAGCTTCCACAACTGTATTTTGAAACTTTTCATCTTGCATTAATAATTGAAATTCTTTTTTAGAAATTACTCTATTTTCAACAACTTCAGCCATTTGCTGCATTTCAGACATCATTTTTTGTTCTTCTGCTTTTAGCTGTTGATTCATATTTTTAGAAAGTTTTTCCATTTCTAATTCAAATCTTTGAGGGAGCATTTCTCCTTTTTGAACAGACATTTGTAATCTTTGCTGCTCTTCTAACATTCTAACTTGCATTTCTTTTTGCATTTCCTGTAATTGAATTGCTATTTGCTTTTGAATGTTTTCCATTTGTTCTTTGCTAGGAGGTATTTTATAAAATACATTAGTGTATTCTACTTTAATTTTTTCGTAAACTTCATAAAATTCTATTAACTGATCATTTTCTCCATCTTCAGTAATTGATTCAGCCATACCTATATCTTTATAAGCAAAGTCTTTTTGATGTTTTCCCCAAGATTTTTCACTTAAATTGTTTTCAAATCCTACTATATCACTTGAAGCTTTTTTAATTTTATTTTTAAATTGAGGATGAAGTGTTTCTAAATGCTGTCTTGGTAATACTTTTCGTATCATAATAAATGCAGCATCTTTAAATAATAAATCTCTTGATTTAGGATCCACAAATACATCAAAAGGTTCAGGTTGTATAATTTTAACATCTCCCATACCATTATCACTATCTTGATCAACAGTAACTAATAAATAGCCTACACTTTTAGTAATAGAATCATTTATACAATTAGCGTATAAAGAAGTACCATCAGATAAATCCCACACATAATCAGCTATATCAGAAAATACTGCAGCAACATCACTATCAGAACCATCTACTCCAATAGCTTGCCATCTAGGCCTATTAGCAGTAGCATAAAAATTAAGCATTTCCACAATAGGCATAATCCTGTTAATAGTAAAAGTAGGCATTCCTTGCTCTTCTAATAAAGCTCTTTCTTCTGCTGTCATTTGATTATCGTTAGCAAAATCGAAACCTTTTTGATTTATATATTCCCATTGAGATCTTGAAGTAGAATTACATAATTCGTACATTCTTTTTACTCTTAATGCATTTTTATCTTTTCTTTTAGCCATTATCTTCCCTTAATTTAATTAGATACCTTCTTTGTATCTATTTTTAATTATGTTAAATTGCACAGGACCTTTACTCCAATGCTTGTTACCATTTTTATCTTTGTGCTTCTTCCCAACTGGATGAGGCGTTCCTTCATAAGGTCACATATGAAATTTCATTATCTTTTTTTCCTTCTTCTCATCATAGGTGCACCCATACTTCTCATTCTAGGCAGTCCGCTTCTTAATGGACTAGTAGCAGGGCCTCCTCTCATTCTTCTTCTAGGCATTCCAGGTCTAGCCATTCCAGGTCTACTTGGTGTTGGAAGATGAGACTGTGGTCTAAAAGATCCACTCATTCTATTTGAAGCTCCTGGTGCTCCATAACCTCTTCCTGCAGGTTTATTTGAAATACGTTTACCTGTTCTTGCAGCATATTTTCTAGCAGCTCTTCTTCCTGCTGGAGTATATGAAAACTCTTTATCTCCGACTTTTGGCATAACTATCTCCTTTTTAGCCTTTTCTTTTCTTTAATTATACCTGCTTTTTTTAATGCAGATTCATATTTTTTTAATCTTTTTTCTAATGATTTTACTTTTTTATCAAGTTCATTTGGCTTGTTTACGTAATCATCTATTTTATTTAGATTATGCTTTTTTTGTATAGCTTTGTAAATAGCATTAAAAATTAATTTTATAACTAGTCCTTGTATCATTCCTCAAAATTGTCCTTATATAATATATACCCTATAGCAAACGTAGTCATGAATCCTGTTAGGAAAAACAAAACATCCCTAAAATTTTCCATGATAAACTCCATTACGTTAATACGCCCACTAAACTTATTGCTATTGTAAGCATTGTAAACAATGTTACTCCAATAGCTTTCATTCTTGCTATATCATTCTCTGCTCTATTCAATCTGCCATTTACTCTTTCTAGATGCTCAAAATTAGCGTCTACTTTTTCTTTAATATACATTAGATGCGTCATAACAGCATCTCTATAATCATCAGTATTTTTTGTTTTCATTCCTCTCTTGCATCCTCAAAAATTTATCTTTCAATCCGTTACCTGATAGTTTTGCGATTACCTCCACAAGAGTCCTGTAACTTTGTTCAATACCTTTTTGTTCTAATTGCATTTTTTTTTGTTGATCAATTAATTTAACTATAATACTTTCAACCCTAGTAAAAGATTCTCTTAGTTCTTTCTGCAATTCATCCTGTATAAATTTATTTTGTTTCTGTATAAACATCCAAAAAGCACAAGCAACTACAAGAGGAACTCCATATTGTTCTAATATTTGCAACCAATCCATCATTTACTCCATAAAAATAACAAAAACATCACAATTTTATCAAAAATCCATAAAAAAATGATTAAAAAGTTTGTTTTTATACTAAAATTTAATATTTTTTTAATAAATTTACACATAATATAAGAAAAATTAAGCTGTAATCCAACTCTTTGCTTTAGGTTTTTTCTTATAATACCCCGATTTACCTTCTCCAATGTTATTTGGAGGGTGCGCATATTTACAAGCATAAGCTAATGCATCTATACAATCATCATGAGCCATACGAGGACCAAAAGTTATTATTTCCCTTTCTAAATCATAATGTGTTTTTTTAATATATACTGTACCTATTGCAAATCTTTGCGCTAGTATTTCTTGAATACGATCACGTTTCGACATTCTTGTACCAGGTTTCTCAGCATTATATTTAACTGTAAAATCATTTCTTCTCCTCATTTCTGATATTAATGATTGAAAAATAGGTTTTGACATAGTTGTATCTTCTACGGTATATAAAGACGGATGATATATCTTATTATAATCAAACATATAATCTACTATTCCTTTTTGACTATCACCTTGTATACCCAGGACAGGAAGTGACCTATATCTGATATAATCGAGAACATAAACATTATTGTCAGGATCAACAGCGACAAAACATATAACGCTGAAATCACTATCACGCCTAACACTATCAGTGGCAGGATCAACACCAGCGAAGACGTTGACAGGAACTGTGTCCCCATTTTCTTTAATAATTCTGGGAACTCCCGCATTCTCGTCAAAATTAAATTTTCCGTCCCAGTACCTGATATGTCTCCTGCTGAAAATCGAGTCTTCTTCACTTTGTACCTCCATCATATATTCTTGATAAAATTTGTATGGTTGTCCAGAATCAGTATAAAACTTTTTCTTTCTTTCCATTTCTTTATGTCCAAACCAAGAAGGCCATAACGGAGATCCGTCACCTAATATAGCTTTATAAGTTATTACTTTCCAGCTAAATGTTTCTCCTTCTCCTTTTGCTTTGGCTTTGTCGTAACCGACCAAAATGTTGTTAATGAAACTATCGTAATGTACAGGAGTACCATTAATACGGAGACGCCCAGTACCAGGCTCCAAAGCAGGAAATACAACAGCCGTAACAAGGTTACTAATTTTACTTCTAGACTCAGCCGTAATGGTATTATTCTCATCTTCAAAATCATCAAGTATGATAAGATCGTATCTTTTATGTAATTTAGCACCACCCCTAATTCCTGACAAGTTGGATTTCGAAATAAGTTTGCAGCCATTTTTAAGTTCGATGTCATCTTCTGTCCATTTCCTCCCCTTTAAGTTTCCAAAATAATATAAAAATCTTTCATTAAATTCTAAATGATATTTAACATAATCTAAGTTTGGTACCGATATTTTACTTGATGCAGCAACCCAACCATAAAATAAAGGTTCTTTTGTAAACGCGAACTCATGCAAAATATTACATTTAGTTAATACAGTTTTACCATGCCCCCTTGGTAATATGACTCCTAATTGCCTGACATCTTTATTCATTAATGAGTCAGCTACTTCATAATGAAAAAAAGGAGTTTCAGAACGCATAAAATCATCTGGTAAAAATAACTTACCAAATGCAATCATATCTTTTTTAGCGAGCTCTAAAGCTTCTTCTTCTTTTGAAACGTTATGTAAATTTATGTTAGCCATTGATTACCATTTGTTTATAGGGCATTCTGTAAAAATAATTTTTGTTTTTATTTTCATAAAACAGCCACACAGCTCACATCTTTTACTTTTAGGTTTAAAATGTGGGCATTCTTTACAAGTTTTATATCGAGATTCAGCTGTATATTTATCAGCCAATAACAAATCTAACATATGCTTCCCTTTATATTATTTTACAGATTTACCATTAAATCTAAATGCCACACCCCTGTTTTTTGCAAATACATCTTCCCATTCTGCTTTGCTATAAGTTTTAGAAAATACAGGTCGATCCTCTCCCCCTGTATGAGCAATTTCAATTGTTCCATCTTTATATACTTGAGTAATTACTACAGAATGTGAAAGGCCATTGATAAATGCAAAATCTCCTGGCGCGATTTCATTCATTTTATTTATTTCATCAAATTGTTTGCTTAAATTAGGATTGTTTTTGCCTGGTACACCGATTCCTCTAAAAGCATTTACAGTATAAGGTATATATGAAGAATGTTTTCCATTTTCATCTACAGGCCATGGTATAGATGCTTTAGTAGCAGCATCACATGCATAATCTGCACAAGTCCATCCATATCTTACACCTCCAGGAAATTGTGACTTAGCTCCAGGTCTTGAAATATCAGTTCCTATTAAACTTCTCGCAGATTCAACTATTGTATCAGCATAAGGACCTTGATTTCTTTCAACAGGCTCTAGGTCTAAAAGATCTCCAAGCATAGTATTTCTAAAATTTCTATCCTTATAATTGTAATCAAATAATGTACCCTCTCCTGTTCCATGTGTTTCGGCAAGTTTTTCAGCAGTAAGAACAGGAGATTGATAATTAAGTATATCGCTATGAGTAAAATTACCACCTTCTACATTTTCATAGTAAAAATCTGATCCTAATTCTGACAATTTATTTCCTTCTAATTCTTCCATTAATTCATATTCAGCTTTCATAAATAACTTACTAGCATCCCCTTCTGCTCTCGTATAAGGCTCTATATTGTAAAAATCAGAATCTTTGTTCCATGGCAAACTTGCTTTGTCTATATCGTAAATACTTGTCAAAAAGTCATCAACAATCCCCATACTCGCTTGAGTTAACCTGTCCATAAAAGGAACACCATACATAGGGTCTAGTTCATGCATATAATCATCACTCATATCTTCATATAAATTATAATCATGATGCAGCCATTGCTCAAATTCTCTGCGTCCTGCCCTATTATTAGCAAGTATCTCCAATGCAGGAAATTCTGGATGGTCTTCATATAGACTTATATAGTCTGCTACATTACGATTCCTATTAACAATTTCATCTGGAAATGTATTGTAAGCAGTTTCGGCAAGATTCCTGTACGCCAGATGCAATTGCATTTCATAGTTACTATTTATATCGTCACCTGATTCATCAGCTTGAAATACAAGACGATTTAATACATCATTTAATATATCAGAGTTAAGATCATCAGCATTCTCTTCAAGAATAGAATTAAAATAAGCTCCAACCTGTGGTTTTAAATATGGATGATTAGGCGTTGTAAATGCACCTAAAATATCTTGCCTGTCATCCTCAGGAAATTGAAAAGGATCATGGCCTAAATTAGTTCCAGTTTCCACACCTCCTTGAACAAACCTTTCTAAATCACCCATTATAGATTGAACTGTAGAATCTACAGCTGCATTATACTCATCTATATTTTGCTGTGAAGGTGGTATTCTTGACGGTATTGGCATTATTTTTCCTCTATCTCTACAGGCCTTACTGCTTTATCGACATCTTCCCCCATAAAACCTTTAAATTGAACTCCTTGTATTTGTGTTACTTTAGTTTGGTTCTTATCTTCAAGATCCATAATATCAGCTAATTTAAATAAAGCTTTTAGTTTAGTCTCATCTTTTTCAGAATAAGTAGCAATAGTTTGTATTTCTTTTAAAATGCTACTTTCGTTTATGCCTAATTCTTCTAAAACTGGTTTTAATTCTTCTTTCATAGCAGTTTTGATCCTCTCGGTTCTAATTAATTTAGATGCTCTTTGTATAGCATACTTCCTATTATTTGTTGGAAATGCTTTCAAATATGCATTTTCCATATCCATTCCTGATGTTAAATATAACACAAATAGTTGCTCATTGCTATTTAAATTTTTTCTATCTATTAAAATATCATCAGATTTCTTACTACCACTAAAAGAATATATATTAACTCTTCTAGATGAATCCATCTTAACGGTATTAGAAACAACAAAGGTACCAGTACAAGTACCAATATAGTCTACTTCACGTATCCTACCTTTAGGTTTGTACATAGTACCTCGTCTTAGTACTTGTATATAACACTCATCGTCTGTCTTTACCCAATCACCTACGTGACCATCCCTCCAATCCTCGATTACCTTTACTCCCAAAGGCAATAAGTCATCCGAATCGTAAACTCTGTGTTCTATACCATTTACTTTATATACTCGCATTAAGCACTAGCTTTTTTCTTCTTACTCTTAGCTGGCTTCTTGTCCTCATTCATACCCAAAGCGTCTTCTAGAATCTCTATTCTTTTAAATAATGAATCTATCATCTCTTGTGTAAAAATAGGTGGATGTGCTATTTCTTGTAATTGTTCTACAGCTTCCTCTAGATCTTCACATTTTTTATTTAATGTCCATGTATCTGCCATTATTCCTCCTCTTTATACTTCGTGTTATACAAATCGTGTAAATTCCACTGATTTAAATGTCCTGAATTAATTACATTTTTTAAAACTTCAAAACCTTCGTCTGTATAAATATCATACATCTTATCTATTTCATTGATTTGATCAATTAACTCATTTTCTGTACCAGCATTACGCCAAACCCAAGTCCAAAACAGATTCTGCCCAACACTATCCAGTAAGCCTTTGTTTTTTCCAAATACATAATCAGTAGCCATCTTAAAGACACCACCCTTGTTTACCATATCTGGTGAAAAACTATGTTCTTCTACAGCCATATTATAAAGAATGTCTAAAGTTTCACCATCTGCATTAGTAATATTCTTTAAAAAGCTCTTTGTAATAAAAGGCATTTTGTTTGCCATATAACCCTCTTATGTTATAAGCGGCCCCAAGGCCGCGTCTCTCATGACTCCCCTATGTCATACATTTCATCCATAAGGGATACTGTTTCATCATCCCAATAGTCTTCCAGGTATAAATCTCCATATGAGAATGTCTTTTCAGTCTCTCTAAACTCTTCTTTTATACTCTCAATCTCAGCGGTGTTCTTATTATACTCTATAGTTAATGTATACACAGTATAACCATTTGGTTTAACTTTATCAG